TCTTTGTTATACCACCTATAACAATACCGACCACATCACCAACGTTTACACCAAGTGCAACAAAGTCCTTAGTGGAATCAACTATAGTATTCGTACCACTTAAACCATCTGTAGTACCGTTTGTTATTTTTTCGTTGTGAATTAGTATCTTGTTTATTAAGTAGTAATCATTCGATGTAGTAGTCAATGAAGGTAAGAAGTACTCATTCCCTGCTGAGTTTAACAACGGAAGTGTTACAGAGAAAGTATCAATAACCTCCTCTAGTCCCTTTGTAATATCAGCATACCCAGTACCTGAACTACGTCCATTCTCTTTATTTATCTGATAATTGTAAGAATAAAAATAATCTTCAAACAAATCTAACTGAGCCTGCTTGGCGAATAAGTTAAAATCTGATGGGGATATATACCCGTAATTATTCTTATTCAGAATTGACATCACTGTTTGCCTAACTGAATTTATCATCTGTAATCCTTTTCTACAAAGATAATGAAAAAAAAAGACCCCTTCATTTCTGAAGAGGTCCCCTAATTAAACTATATGTTACTTAATCTAGCAATGTTTCTAAATGTTTCAAAGCATCAAGACCGTCATCACTCTTTAGGTAAGAAGCGACTAAGTCAATTGCCTCAGCACCAAATGGTACATTCAACATCTTTGTCTTATTATTTGGTGTGTTGTACCAAACTTCCTTTCCGCTTTTTCTTATCTTTAGTATTGATTGGTCAAATAGTCTTTGAACAATTCCTAAGTGCTTTAACTCAGGGTCATTTACAACTTCTAAGAAGTCAGAAGGATTGTTACGAGCAAATACTAAAACATCTCTCTTCAACTCTGCGGTTGAAACTCTTGATGTATCAGTACCAAACAAAACTCTACATACGTTCTCTAACTGCTCTAGCGAAAGGCTCTTAGCCTCAACCATTGCATCTGCTTCTATCATTAAGTCTTGAACCTGTTCCTCAGCATCTTTAGCCTCATCTATCTCAACAAACTTAGTGCCGTTTAATGGATGGTAGCTAAGGAACTCTTGAAGGATACGGTTCTCCTTTGGAACGTGTAGGAATCCATCTTCAAAAACAACAGGCTCTAGTATAGCGTTATTGTCTTGTTCGTCTACAAAGCAAGACTTTTGGTTTCTTGCATAGCGAAGTTCTCTATTGACTCCTGTCTTATCATCAAAGTGTAGTAAGGAAAATCTTTTTGAATGTCTTACGGGTAGCATAAAAGAAAGTGGTGCTACTCCTGCTGTTAGTTTATAGTTTCTAGCTACAAACTTGTTTTGTGTTTTACTTTTCATTGTATTAAAATTTAATTAGAATTTAAAAAAAAGGAGGAGTGCATTGCACACCCCTCCAGTATTAGTCATCCTATGCTTGGAATAGGAAGAAGTTATTTGCACCTAAAGTACATACTGCTCTTTCAGATAGGAAGTGAACCTCCATAGCATCTAAGCTTGAAGTCTCTGCTCCACCTGCTGAACCTGTAATCCAAGACTTGTATCGTCTGTCTTCAGTTTCAGAAGCACGGTAACGTACGTGCAAGAATGGTCGTTTAGCGTTTTTACCAAGAATTTGGTCGTACACTGAAGTCGATCCTGCAGGAACTAAAAGTCCGCTTACCTTACCTCCTACTAAACCACCACGCATTGTTGGATCGTTTAGGTATTTCCAATCAGACTTGTAGAAGTCATATCCTCTACGGAATCCTGTGAATCCTAAGTTCAAAGCCATATCTTTCTCATTGTCAAAAAGACCGTAAGAAGTACCATCAGTACCATAAGAATTCTGAGCAGCTAACATATCGTCAATGTCGAAAGAGAAATCTCGGTCAACAAATACTACGTTCTCCTCAATTGCTCCTTGCTTATCAAGTCGTGAAATAACTGTGTCCCACTCAACTAAAGTAGTTGGGTTAGCACCTGCCCAAACGTTTCCTCGGTTACCAACAGAGTAGAAGATACCTTCTGAACCTTTGTTACCAACGCTAGCGTTTACAGCTTGTGTAGCTGCACCTGAACCTGCTTCAGCAGGAACTGCTTCAATCATTGCTGTTTCCAAGTAGTCATCGAAACGAAGACGAGTCTCGTGTTCAGACTTCAAATACCAAAGGTATCCGTTTGCTCCATTCTCAGTAGTTACTTCAACCCATCCGATTTGAGCCATATCAGAACCTGATACTGCATACTTATCTTTGATGATGATTGGAGAGTTTTCGAAGATGAAATCATCAGCCTCCAAAGAATTTTCCATTCCTTCTGTTCCTTTCTTGAATTCAGAACCGTAGATAAACATACTAAATGTAGTTCCTGCAGGCATTCCTGCTGCTGCATAGAAAGCAAGAGATACTTCTTTAGTTGCATAATCAACTGCAGTAACAATTGCTTTTGCATTACCTGTTCCTGCTGTATCAGAAATCATAACAGTTTGACCAACACGTACAGCGATACTGTTTGTTGCTGTAAAAGCTGGGTTACCTGCATCATTTACTACAATTGTAACTTCATCACTTGCTGCACCTCCACTTGTTAGGGTACAGTTTGTATACTTAGTATGCAAACGTCCTTGTTCTGCCCATTTGATAAGGTCAGAGTTAGATGGCATCTCTGCACCAACCATTCGCAAGAATGATGAAATTGTTCGGTTACCGTAACGCTCGAATTCTTTCTCATAAGTATCAGGAAGATACTGGTTCAAGAAATCGAAGTTAGTAATGTAATTAGACTTCATTGGCACACGTTGTGCGCTAGGTTGTAAGTCAAAACCTGGTGTACTTTGTACTGACATTTTTTTTGTTTTTTAAAATTATTTTTTTCTACTTCTTATCTTTAAGCCACGACCTGAGTCATTACTCAAAGATTTAATTTGAACACCTGAAGTTGTACTTGATACCTCTGGAGCATTACGAGTAGTCATATTAATATTTTTTAACTTCTTCATTTGCTCATCGGCAGCAGACGATTTACCTTGCTCATAAAAGAACTTGGCAAACTTTTCAGGGTTCATCGCCATTGCTAGTGACCTGTGGTAACCTTCAGCATCCTTCATCATCCCATCTTCATCCAAGAATTTTGAAACAAAATTGTTGGGGTCTAATTGACTCTTCTTGATCTCTTCAGCATCACCCGGTGAAAATACGATTTTGTTGTCGTCAATATTGAACTCAAAACCTTTGAACTCATTGAATACATTATTCGTCTTTTCCATAAACACCTCACTCTTACGAGCGTTTTGTTCTTGAATGGTCTTAGCGTTAGCTATATACTGCTTATATTCCTCGTCTTCTTTTAATTCATCTTCAGAAACTGAATCCCTTCTCGACTCAAGAGGGACTTTGTACTTTTCCTGTTGCTGAACAAAATAGTCCTTGGCTTTTGCAATAGTCTTTTTCTTTGCTAGTTTAATCTTTCTGATATCTTTCTCGTCATCAAGGTCTTCATCGTATGAATAATCCTCCATCAAGTCCTCGATGTCTTCGGCATCTAAGCCTTTCTCAGTAGCAGTAAGATATTCTCTTAGCAGTTTATCAGTGTCCATTTCATCGTAATTCTTTTGCAACTTTGCAAAGTCCTCGAATCCACGACCTGTTTCTTTTTTGTACTGTAGATACTTAGAGACATCCTCAGGCAGAGGTTCCTGCTCTTCCCTTACTTGATTCAATTCATCAAGCGATGTGATCTCTTTTCCGTATCTATTACCAATAAATTTAAGAACGTCTTCCTCACTTAACTCTGGGGACGGAGCATCAACAGATTCCTCTTGCTGATTTATTTCTATGTTATCAGATAAATCCACAGTCTCTTTAGACTCTGTATCATCTGAAATTGTTTCTTCAAATTCTTCTTTGTGCTTGTCAAGTAGTTCTTGTTCAACCTGTTGAACCGACTTCTCCTCAACGCCACTTACTTCTTTTACCTTGAATTCCATATGTATTTAATTTAATTTTTACAAAGTTAAACAAAAAATATTACTGTTTTTGACCACTATCTAGGATTGCGTATTACTTTATTTTTCTGTCTATAAGCTTTCATAGCCTCTCTTTTTGCCTTTCCTTTTTTCCAAGAACCTGCTGCAAATCTTTCAGCTTTTTTCTTTGACTTAAATTCATAAACCTCACCTGCATCTAATGCTTGTTTAAAAGTTTGAGGTTTAGCTTTTTCTTTACCTTTAAATGTAATAGTTGGTGCAGCATAGTGTTTATCATTACCACTATATGTAGCCATTTTGACAGTAGCATTTCTACCTGACTTATTTCTTTCAAGGTTTCTTAAATTATTCTTTCTTCTTCTTTTAATTGTAGGCATACTATCTAGGGTTAAACTCAGCTAAATCAAAGCCATCCAAACTATCTTCATTTGATTCAAATGATATAGGTGGTAGGTTGTTCTTACGCTGCGTAATCATTTTAGACTGCTCAGTGTTAGCTTGACTTATTCTATTTGACTTTGCTTTTTCTCTTTGGTCTTCTCTGCTCTGTAATGCCTGAGCATCCATCGCTCTCAACTGAATATTTAAGTCAAACTCTTGCTGCATCAACCTAGACTTCAAGTCTGCCTCAGCCTTCATCTTCTCAATCTCGAACGCTATGTCAGCCTGCTTAAACTGCATCTTAGCCTGTGTCTCCATCTGAAGCTTCTGCTGTGCAACCTGTGCCGCCATCTGCTGAGACTGAATCTGTTGTTGAGATTGCATTGCCTGCTGTTGCATAGCCATCTTCTCTTCTCTGTCCTGCTTAGAAACTCTCTTAAGCTTTAGTAATTGATTAGCAAGTTTCATATTCTTCAACTCTCGAATATCAATTGCATCCTCAAGGTTTATGTCACCCTTGGATAAAGCCATCTGAATATTCTGCTCAAGCATCTGTCTCTGCTCCTCATCTGGTGACAACTCTATAAATATACCAAAGTCATAGATGTACAGATCATTGATATCATTAAGTATAGATACGTTGTACTTACCAATTTGGTTTATAAACTCATCCTTGAAATCAGCGTACTGTAATATATCAGCTATTCTATATGTCATAGCCTCAGCCAAACTCTTATATATATAAAGACTACCATCAAGTATATGTCTTGTAGCTACGTTTGAGTTTAGTGCTGCCATCTTCTGTAGACCAACTAAAGAATTAGGGTCTGGCATACTACCATCTCTCGCCTCGTTCAGACCAGTTACAGTTCTGATTTGGTTTAAGTAGTGGTTATAGTTAGCCAATAACATCTGTGTCTTGCTTGATCCTGAAGAAGACTGTAGTTCCTTGATAGGAACTTTTCCTTGGTTGTAGTCACCCTCCTGGGTATAGCTTCGACCAATTACGGAACCAGTTTGGAAGTAAAGTCTCAAAGCATCCTCAGGATTGTATGCATTACCCGTACCGAGGTCTACCTCGTTAAGTCCATCGGCATCAATGAATACACCGTCCGGAACAACTCGTGCAATAACTTGTTGCAACTTGAGGTGTGTAATTTGTATAAGGTCTGCGAATGGAATCATTCTTCTTAGCTGTGATTCAATCACACCCTTGTACATTCTTGGTGCTACAGCTACGTAGTTAGGTATAGCGTGCTGAGTAGCA